ATATGGGTTCAGCGCATAAAGGTGGCACACGGCTTGCAGTAGACAGAACAGAAATTGACCAATTGGCAAATCTCATAGAAGGACTGAAACAAGATCCTAATGGGCGCAGACACATTCTAAGTGCCTGGAACGTGAGCGAGTTAGACCAGATGGCATTGCCACCTTGTCATGTTATGAGTCAATTCTATGTCAACAAAAATAAAGAATTAAGTTGTCATATGTACCAGCGTAGTGTGGATGTGTTTCTTGGTTTACCTTTTAACATTGCTAGCTATGCGCTACTCACTCATTTGATTGCGCATCACTGTGATTTAAAAGTGGGTGAGTTGATTATCAGCACGGGCGATACACATATCTATAAAGACCACGTTGAACAAGTTAAAGAACAGCTACAACGTGAGCCACACCCATTGCCTACATTAATGTTAAACGCACAAAAGAATAACATCTTTGAAATGACAATGCAAGATATACATTTAGAGAACTATCAAAGTCATGGACCAATTAGAGCAAATATGGCAGTCTGATACAGAGGATCAAAAATCTATCACCTACACTGTTAAAGTTCTTAGAGTGGGTGATGTAGAAGATCCTGATATATATGTTGGACAACATATATGGGAATGGCAAAAATCAGACGAGGGTAAATGGATAATGGAACACTCAAACCCAACGCCTAGTTGGCATCGTAGTGTTGACCGTATCACTTATGGATACAAATATGATATCAAGGCATACCTTACTCCAAAGCAACTAACATATTTTAAGTTGAAATTCGAATGAACATCTTAGTAACAGGCGGTCTAGGACTTATTGGGCACAATGTAGTTAAACGATTACAGGACATGGGTCATTTAGTATCAATCATGGATACTAAAACGAACTATGGTATAATTCCTCAAGATGAGGTTGATTACTTGATGACCGAGCGTAAGAAGAAAATTGCAGTAGACAGTTATATATACGACCGTGATATATCTGATGCATCATCAGTTGACCATGTTTTCAATGTAGAACAGCCGGAGATTGTTATTCATATGGCTAGCTTTCCTAGACAAAAGGTAGTTAACGCAAACCCAGCATTGGGTAGTCGTGTAATGAGTGAAGGATTACTTAACTTGCTTGAAGCAAGTATAAAGTACGAAGTTCGTAAATTCATTTATATCAGTAGTTCAATGGTATACGGTGACTTCAACGATGATGTTACTGAAAATGCTATATGTAAGCCACAAGGTCAATATGGTATTATGAAACTAGCAGGTGAATGGCTAGTTAAAGACTATGCACGTAAAGACAATATGGTTTATACTATCATTCGTCCTAGTGCTGTGTACGGACCTTTAGATGTAGAAGACAGAGTTATTGCTAAGTTTATGCTTACTGCAATGCGAGGATCTACTCTAAACGTTAATGGAGCAAGTGAGACCTTAGACTTCACTTACGTAGATGATGCGGCAGATGGTATTGTTGCGGCAACACTAAGTGATAACACTGAAAATAAGACTTATAATATAACAAAAAGTCATAGCTACAGTTTGCTAGATGCAGCAAATTTAGCAGTTAATATTGCTGGGTCAGGGACAGTAAATGTCCGTGATAAGGACCCGGACTTCCCTAGCAGGGGAGCATTGAATATTGATGCCGCAAGAAAAGACTTTGGGTTCAACCCCAAAGTTGACGTAGAAGAAGGTTTCCGTAATTATTACGCATGGTTATCTAATTCTACATATTTTACTAAATAACATTATGTGGATAATATCTATTTTGCCCGAATGGGCGTTTCATCTAATTCTCTCAGTGGGAATCATAGGCACGGTTGCTGGATTTGTTTTGGGAATGATTCCCTTAGTCAAACAATATAAAATACCAATCCAAGTCATTAGTTTACTAGTACTTTCTTTGGGGTTGTACTTAGAGGGTGGATTAGCAGATTACAAAACATGGGAAGCTAGGGTCAAAGAGATGGAAGCTAAAGTTGCTTTAGCTGAAGAAAAGGCCAATACTAAGAATGTGGAAGTACAAGAAAAGATTGTAACACGGACTAAAGTTATCAAAGAAAAAGGTAAAGACATAATCAAGTACATCGATAAAGAAGTCATTAAGACTGAAGAAGTTATCAAGTATATTGAAATGTGTCCTGTACCTAAAGCAATTATTGATATACATAATGATGCCGCAATATCAATATTAAACAAAGCCGCTGAACCAAAGGAAAAGAAATGAAAGCATTGATATTATCATTAGCAATCGTTCTTGCGGGATGCAGTACTACTGTTCCTGTAGCTAGAAAGTTCCCTGAAGCTCCTGAAGTACTAAAACAGAAATGTGAAAGTCTTAAACTAATAGAAGGTGATAAAGTAGCTATAACAGAAATGTTAAAAGTTATTGTACACAACTATTCATTGTACCATGAATGCGCCACTAAGGTAGAAGGTTGGCAAGATTGGTATGAAGCACAAAAGAAAATCTTTAACGAAGTCAAATGAAATATATTATACTACTCGTATCATTAATGATTTCGGGATGTGCTAGTAAAGATTATTCTGTGTATGTGGAAGCACAGAAAGCCCTATCCCGGGATATAACTGTTACAGAAACCACTCGTATGCTAGCCATATCGGAAATGTTAAAAAGTCCCGATCCTAGTGTTAGACAGAACGGGACTTTATTACTACAGCAGTTACAACAGTCCAGACAGCTTATTGTAATTGAGTTACCTAAGAATATATTTGGATTTTAATTACACCAAGTCGTTTTGGCTTCACCGTAGTACTCACGTGCAAAACCCTGCTGGATAAGCATCCCTCTTAAACTTTTGCCGTCTAAAATAACGTCACCCAAAACACGTCCGCCGTACTTATCCCAGTCCATTAGTATAATTTGTTTCTTTTGTGCATTAGCAATTTGTTGTTTTGTGAATGCACTAGCAGCCTCTCCACGCTGTGCTTCACTTGGACATTGTGCTCTATGACCCTTCTCAGGAGTATCAACACCAAATACACGAATACTTAGTTCGGGTTTTAGTGGTGCCGGCAAGAACGGTGCTTGAAATGCAATTGTGTCGCCATCGATAACTCTAGTAATCAATGCATCATATGTCACCCCTGCTTTTTGTTTTTGAGCAAACGCAGTAGTTGCCAAAGTAGATAATAGTAGTATACATAGTATCTTGTTCATAACTGTTCCTTAAATATACATATATTTAGTCTGGTACAATATTAAAACGGTATTACTAACGATAAATATAATACAATCGGAATATTCATATGGCAACATCTCCAGGTATTATAGAAGTTATAGATATTGGTCAATTACCCAACGACGGTACAGGTGATCCGTTACGTGTTGCGTTTGACAAAATTAACAACAACTTTGCTAGTATCCCTTTATTAAATCAAGGTGGACCAAACGGGGCATTGCAATTTAATAATGCTGGCTTTAGCGGTGGTATCGCTAATTTAGTTTTGGACGTACCAAACAACAAAGTTAATATTGGTGCCAACATTATCCCGATCGCAACTAATACAGTTCAGATTGGTAGTAGCCCACTAAGAATTGCTAATGTTTGGTTGAGTAAGAATGATTCGCTACATATTGGTAACGTTGGTATAAGTGAAAACTTTGATGTATTGAGTTTTTATCAAAATGCTAATCGTTTTATTGCGGCAGACTTGCAAGTTGGTAACATATATGCTACTGGTGACTTGATTGCTATCGGTAACGTCACATCTACCGGTAATATCGCTGTTAACGGTGGTATCGGACTAAATGGTGGCATCACTATCAATTCAGCTAACGTAATAACAACCAATAATACAGCGAATCAAGTTATATATGAGTTACCTCAAAACACTTGTACTACTGTTCGTTTTCAAGTTACTTCAAAGGTACTAGATAATAATGATGCACAGACAGCTACAATTACTGTAACTAAACGTAATGATGGTATCAGAGCCGAACATAGTATATACGGCACGGTATTTACAGGTAATGCAGTTACTAGATATAATGTTGACGTTGCATTTGGAAATATTAGGCTAATGGTATCACCTCTTTTAAACGCTAATGTTATGCATTTATTTTCTTACCAAGCAGATAGAGAATAATGAGAGCACACGAATTTATATCAGAGTCGAGTGAAAAAAAAATCTCGAAAAGACAATCCCAGTCATCAGCTGGGTTGAATACTTACGGTGACAGTGAGCGTATAAGCGGTGATTATACTGCATATCGTTTGGGTATG